ACAAACTCAATGGATCGCACTCAAGTTATTGTAAAGATTCAATCCAAATGATTATCTCATTCGAATTCCTTTCACAATGAAAACTATGAACGACATTGTTTCACTTGCTCAAGAAGATAATCTTTCCATTTTGAAAGATTTAATCTCACAAATTCCTACAATCAAATACTTTTCTGTTTATACTATGTGTTTGGGAAGTATTCCTTCTATCTTTGTTGATGTATCATTAGATGAGAAAGATACTTGGATAAATGGTATTTTTCAAAACTCAAGGTTTGCACAATTTGCAATTCATGAGGATATGAAGATTACTAAAATTTCAGGTAAGGGCAAATCAAGAAAGACTGCTATCAAATCTTTTAATTCTATTTCAAATCAACTTATTAAGTGGAGTCATTCTTTGTAAGTGTTGAGATCAATGATGAGACAGCATAGCCATAAGAAATGCTGATAACTAGACCCCCCCTGCCCCCGGAACCCGAACTGTATGCCACCTGAGGCAGTGGCACAAGGGGGGTTGCAAGACCCTCCAATTCATGCAATGATATTCAGGTAATCGAAATTCATCCCATCATTCATTTCTGAACAACAAATGACTTTCATCTCTCTCACTTCTAACGAACTTCTAGACATCATTGATGCTTTGGAGATTAAAGAGAACCAAGCGTATGATAGTGGCGACGCTCATTTTGCCACCTATTATCTACATTTGGTGAGTCAATTTCAACGAGTGAATGATCGTTTGAGTGAGCGTCCTGGTAAACATCGAGTCGCTGAACTAGTGTTAACCGCTTGAAAAAAATGACTGACCTTCGTTATTCTACTGGTGAGGAACTTGAGGACTTCCTCACTAACAATTTTGGAGATGATTGATGACTCAAACACAAATCAACACAGTATGAAAAACATTCACCTTGAACACCCCGAAGATTCTATTCTAAATGGTGATCTTTCGGTTCTCGATTGGTTTACTGAATCTGGTTATCTTTCGACCAAGATTGATGGTGCTCCTGCGATTGTGTGGGGAATTGATCCTGCTTGTGGTGAGTTCTTTGTAGGAACCAAGGCAGTCTTCAACAAGAAAAAGATTCGAATTGCTCACAATCATGAAGAGATTGATGCTTTCTATCAAGGTGAAGTTGCGCGTATTCTTCACACTTGCTTTGATTATCTTCCTCGCACAGTTACTGTCTATCAAGGTGACTTTATTGGTTTTGGTGGTGACACTGAGTATACTCCCAATACGATCACTTACAAGTTTCCTGAGATAGTTACTCAACAGATCATCATTGCACCGCATACGTGTTACTATGCTGAGAAAGATCTGCGTGATGCTGTTGCAATGCCTGATCGTGCCATCTGGAATGATACTGAGACGGTGAAGTTCGTTCAACCGAATGCATACATTCTGCACGGTCAAACGTCGTTCGCTGATGTCAAAGAAGTCTGCAACTTTGCCCGTCAGATGGCAACTGCCTGTGAGTTCGTGAGTGACAAACAAGCGGCAAAGATCAAACAACAGATCAATGCCTGTATTCGTGCGGGTGAAGAAGTCAACCCCGACGACTTCAATTGTGATGCTAACCTCCTGCGTCTGTGGGCATTAGTGAAGAGCATCAAAGAAGATTGTCTCTTCATCTGCCGCAATCAGGGTCCTGCTGCGTATCTCTACGGCAACAAAATTGATGCCGAAGGTTATGTGCTCTCTAATGAGTTTGGTATGTTCAAGTTGGTCAATCGTGAGGTTTTTTCGAATGCTAACTTCAACAGCGGACGCTTTCAGTGTGCCAGTTGACGCACTGTCCACCAAATCCCCCATTGGGGTCCATCTTGTGCAATACTAAAAGAGTCAAAGAAACACACACAAACAAATGCGAGTTGATGTCAAGTGCTATGCTGCCCCTTGGGAGAACACTACCACCTCAAACTGAAACTCAAATGAACACCCAACATCGTTTGAACATTCAACATCGTTTTGATTGTATCGTTGAATCACTGCAAGATGTACTTGTAAAGTGCCAATCAGTGAACTATCGTGATGATGCAAAGTGTGATGATAGTGCTCCATTTGCAATCGGTTGGACATCATCCACAATCAAGAATGTATTGATTGATCTTAACAACCTCAAGGAAGATGTAGCAGATCATTTAGCAGATTTGGACTGGATTGAGTCCCACATGCCCGACTGTAACTAAGTTTTCCACAATTCAACTCAATATGAACGACATTGAACTTTGGTCTGAGATTCAAGATGCCCCTGGCGAAATCTTTGATCTTGATATTCCCGAACTCAAGGAAGATGAGTTCAATCTGAATGAGTATCTGAACGGTGATTATGATTACTAATTTCTTCACCTTCGCATCTGTCCTTCTTCATTATTACTTTCGTCATCATGTTTGAAGTCATTTTAACATCTGTAATCGTTGGAAAGACACAAGTTGGACCTGAACTTGTGCGTTATGATCTTCTCACGAAAGGCAACCAAATTGTTGTAGTTCTGGAAGACACCGTACATCGTATTTTTGAGGTTCAGTGATGGCAACTGTTTCATTCTACAACGGCGAATCGTTCTCCAAGTTTGATGCTTACTATGAAGATTGTGAGCACGATGACTACATGACTGCGGATGATTATGGTGCCCGTCGCTATGAACGTGACGAGTGGAATGAGTCCCGTTATTCTAATCAAAGGTTTTAACAATGAGTAACTTTCTTTTCGGTGTTCTTACTGGAATTGTGTTAGCTACCGTTGGTTTCAATGGTGTTGCTCAACTCGGCAATCGTGCTGTCCAAGGTATTCAATCATTCACTCTGAATAATGCTGTATCAGATTAAGAATCACCCATTCACTAAATGATCATGCAATTCCAAGTTACCAACATTGAGTTTGATTTTGAGGATGCTTTTGGTACAATTTCTTCTCAACTTCAAAAAGAAATTGTGAATGAAACTTTAGGACAGATCTGGGAAGCTTGTGATGAAGATGATCTAATTGAAGAAATCACATCTGCAACCGGTTGGTGTATTAAATTCATTGATTATCGTGTGACACTTGTCAAGTGACACTCTACCAACTGGCACAGGGGGGGTTGCGCTCCCCCCCTTTTTTGTGCCATACTAAAAGCATGAAAAACAAAACCTCAATGACCAACTACCGCAATCCATTCTCCCTTCACCGCCAGTGGGTAGAGGAGGATATGTCCACAGAGTGTGAGGCAGTAGAAGCCTTCGACCGTGCCGTTGCTAAGGGTGAATTGGTACTGGGTGAGGATGGATATTTTTACCCTGCCACCTGAGGCACTGACCACCAGCTGCCTTCACTGATTCTCCGACCCCTTACACTGAATATGGCAAACAAATTCCTTCCCATGATGTCCTTCGCTGTTCAACCCCTTTCCTTCGGTTCTAATCTTGACGAATGGGGATGTTCCTTCGCTCTCACGATGCAGGAAGCGATAGAGATCGCTCTAGATTGGAGTGCTAGTGATCACGGTGCGACGATGAACATTTTTCAGATGACCAAGGGCAAGCCGCTTCTCATCAAGCGAGTGTTCGCCTGAGACACTGGCACACACCCCCTGGACTTTCCCCTCATTTGCTGCAATACTAAAAGAGTCAAAGAAACACACAAATGCGAAAGATCGAAACCCAAATGAACAAAGCCATCACCAAAGGTGTTGACTTCAAGTTTGACAACACCGAAGTCATCAACTGCACCAATGTCGCTGATGTCTACCTGCATGGCAATCTGATCGCTCGTATCGGTGAAACTTGGATTGAGTTGTTTGATGGTGGTTGGAAAACTGCTACCACCAAGTCCCGTCTGAATGCTATTCTTGCTGCACACGGCTGTGATGGTGAGCGTGTCTTCCAACAGAAAGGCCAGTGGTTCATCACTATCAACGGAGATAAAGTTCCTTTCTTCTCCGGTATGCGCCTGAACTGAATTTCTGCCCTGGTGATGACATTAAAAGCACCACCTCGCCATCACGTTTGATTCTTCGTTAACACTTTTCACCTTATCTTTTTTCTCATGGCACTCTACAACATCGCAACTGATCTCAACACTAAGGAGACGATTTGGGTTGCAACTAATGTCGTCAAAGGTCATACACAACTTAACTCTCACAGTTCTGAGTGTTTCAAACTTGCTGGCATTGATGGATTCTCTGCTGCTGAACTTGCAGGTCTTTATACAGATTATTCCGGACCTTTATACTCCTGAGTATAACTAACTCATTCGTTCTTCGTTTATAATCAACCAATGCAAATCTCCGACTTTCTGATCACTTCGTTTCAAAATGTACGTTCATCAAAGCGTACTGATGAACTGCACAAAGTGCTGCTCGATGAAGTTCTGAATTCGAATCCTGAGTGGGCAGAATATACCTGGGAATATGAATATCAGTTGTCCGTTGATGGTTTCGGCGGCACTTTTGATGTAGACATTGCTGGTTTCAGTGAGGGTCAACTTAAGGTTGCAATTCTTGCCAAAGCTATCAATAGCAATGTCAACAAAAATATCAAGAACTACGCGAACACCACTATCGGTGAAGCAGCGCGAATCATGTTTGCTCCTAATGCTGAGATGGAGAAAGTTCTCTTTGTGAGTATTCTTCCCCGTGTTGCACCTCGCTTTAACAAGGGCGGAGATGTTGTCGGATTCGATGATGTCCTGTCTGCAAAGTCTCGCACCAAGGTTAATGAAGTCTTGCAGGCACAGTATAACGGTGTGGTCGAATCTGTGGACCTATTCTTTGATATTAGCGATGTGCGGAACTTTACACGCTCCGAGCAATTTGATCAGATTGATGTAGAGAATCTGGATGAACTTGTGCTCGCCTGATTGATGCTGAGTGTCACGGACGAATGTGTTATCGTTCGTGACACTTTTTGCAGATGATGTGATTTTGGCAGTGTTTTTATGGGGGTTCGTTTATATTTTTGCGGGCGATGCGGTTATAAAAATCCCAACCTCCCCTAACCTACAACGAACCCAAATCGACCTCTAAATATCAGACTCAAAAAAAATTTCCCAGTATATAAAACGACCACAAAAACCCTCTTATGGCAAAAAAATTTCGCAGAAAAAATTCACCGTATTGGTCTTTTTGGAAAGTCGTGTTAGCTGGTTGGTGCGGCCGATATCCTCGCCAGATCTTCTGGAATCCTCTGATACGTTATCCAGTGTGTGTATTGACAGGTTGGGCAGCAGTTCGGTTGATCAACCTGATATTCTCATAAATAGATGCAAGGTGAAATTATGCAACCCTCATGGCATATCAAATACGAGCAAAAACAACAGGAGTTATATTCTGTGACGATCTGAAAACGAAAGAGGAAGCAGAGAAAAATCTGCTGACAATTCAGGGATTGATAGCGATCAGTGGAATAAAAACCGATTATATTGCAGACGACTTTGAAATTGTGAATGCCTCATCATAGATTGACAGATCATTCTATTTACTGTAAACTTGAACTTGAATAAAGGAAATTACTTATGGCAAAAGGATTTGTAGTGAAAGCAAACTCCCCCTTTGCACAGAAGGCACCCGAGTGGGATATTGCTGCAATTAAAGAGCGAATGAAAGGTAAGCGAATTGTATTCTGCCTACCTGGTCGTGGTTGCTCTTACACATTTCTGAAAAACTTTGTACAACTCTGTTTTGATATGGTTCAAAACGGAATGAGTATTCAAATTTCTCAGGATTATTCATCCATGGTGAACTTTGCACGTTGTAAAGTTCTTGGTGCAAATGTTCTTCGTGGTCCGAAGCAAATTCCCTGGGATGGAAAACTGGAATACGATTATCAACTTTGGATTGATAATGACATTGTATTCAACACTGAAAAATTCTGGCAACTGTGTGATCTTGCAGTTCCTGAAAGTGGTGAAGAACGTGAGATTGCATGTGGTTGGTATGCAACCGAAGACGGTCATACAACCTCTGTTGCTCATTGGTTAGAGGAAGAAGAGTTTCGTAAGAACGGTGGTGTGATGAATCACGAAACTGTGGAATCGATGGCAAAGCGTAAGAAACCTTTCATTGCGGACTACACTGGTTTTGGTTGGGTCATGATTAAGAATGGTGTATTTGAACGTATGGAGTATCCTTGGTTTGCTCCAAAGATGCAACAGTTTGAGTCTGGTGCAGTTCAAGACATGTGTGGCGAAGACGTGAGCTTCTGTTTAGATGCAAAGGAACTGGGTATTGAGACCTGGTGTGATCCTCGCATTCGTGTCGGTCATGAAAAAACTCGTATTATCTGATGAGAATTCTTTATAACGGTAGAATCATTTATCGGAATCTCAGTCATGAACAATGTGCTGAGATTCTTGACGAATTATCCGAACAAATTTACAATGATAAAATAGATCCAAC